TAATTTCCCATTTGTTGTAACTACATCAAATAATAAAATAACAGTAACACCGAAAACAAATGCAGATGATAGTGCACAAGGAGGGCTTGAAGATGTGAAGACCGCATGGAATACGGGATATATGATTGTATTTCCAGTAGGAACATATAGAACATCAGATGTATTCACGAGAATGATCAATGATACTTTCTCGCAAATTCAAGGGACACTCGATAAAAACGGAAACGAATTATACGGATTGAATATGTCACAATCACAAATTACAATGACGAATAATACAATAACTTTTAATTATATAATAAACAACAGAATAACCCAAGATGATTATTATGTGGAATTAACAGATAAGGTAAGAGATACTAATGGAGATGCTACTACTACAGATTATGCGAGTTATGATAATGATTATTATGATATTACAGGTAATGAGAGATATAGCGTGGTCAGTACAACGGACGACAATGGCGATACCACATTAAGCTATTCAGTACCAGACCCATCAACAAAAATAACTGGGAATTCGTGGAATGCATTTTTGGGATTTACTGATGTAAGTTATACGTTGATTGGTGCACAAAGAGAAATTATTGGGTCTCGTGATATAATGCACGATATAAGTAAAACCATATTAATTAATGGAACAACCGCAATAGGATCAAATGCAAATGTTAACAATACACTTTTTTTCACACCACAATCAAGTGTAAAGGGTTTAACTGATTCAAGTGGTGTGAAAAAAATAGAATTAGTAGTTCCAGATGGAATTTACAATATTTATGGATTATATAATGCTATTAATAATAAATTACACGACGATAGTCAAACCGAAAACTCGATTATATATTCAACATTTGATAGAGGTGTAGAGTATTCTGTATTTCAAACATGTATAAATCAAAAATATACAGCAGAAGATTACATTTTATCATTTTATAACGAACGCGACACCGAAACACAAAATGTACAGACAATCACATCAAATTCATTTCAAACAACTACGTGGGATGTTACCGTAGGTTGGTTATTAGGATTTAGATCGTACCCGCAGTATGATTTAAATTCTACAATCGCAACGCAAGCATATACAAGTAATAATTACATAATGGATACGAGTACAAATATAATAACAATGGAAGGTGACACGTGTTTGGATTTATATTTGTTTAAAAATTTATATTTGATTGTAGACGATTTTACACAAAATCATTTAAATGATGGATTAATTACTGGTGTAAGAAATAATCCAAATGCAGAAAAACCTAGTTATTCCAGCAGCGCTACACGCGTTTGTAATCCATTGACGTTAAAAAATCAATCCTCTATATTTAATGCATCACAACCCGGTATGGGTTTAACTGAAAAACAATTGTATGCAGCAAATCAAATACAAGAAGAAAATGTGGTAAAAAACACAACCAAATTATATTCAGATCCACCTTATGTAAAAGACATGTTTGCGATGATACCGTTAAAAGTATCTGGTCTAAAATCGGGAGATGTATTTACAGAATATGGTGGTACATTGCAAGATAATGATAGAAAATATTTCGGTCCGGTGAATATTACAAAACTACGTATTCAATTATTGAACGACCACGGCGATGTTATTAATTTAAATGGTAATAATTGGTCATTCTCGCTCCTATTCGAATACTTATATAACCCAAAAGGAATTTAGGAAGTGTGTTTTTCGAGATATATATTTTCACAATGAATATATATATTAATAATGTCTATTGTTGCTTTAAAAAAGAAAACAGCTGCGAAATATAATAATATGAGTGTTGGACAGTCACAATTTTCTATTAACGGTGGACATCGTAGTCAAGGATGGGTTGGACAGACTTCATTATCTCGCTCAATTCCCAAAACACCAATGCGAGGTGCCTATGCCCGTGGACACGGTGGATGTTGTGGAACATACAAAATGAAAATGATTGTTCCGCCAGTTACATCAACCAATGATAATACAGTCATAAAAGGATCTGTTTTGTCTACACCTGGTATGTTAGATACAAAATATAGATGGATGAGACGTCCTGCACCTTTCGTAAGTGTAAAACCTGACGATAATCATAATTTAAATAGTCAAACAGATTATATTGGTCGTAAAAAGAAGAGAATTGTTAATTCTGTGCAATATAACTGTCCATCGGTGCCCGCACAGCCTTATTCGTGTATATCAAACTGTAATATGTTTAAAAATCGTTTAAACACACCTCATAGTAGTAATATAAAATATGTTACAAAGGAAGTTGGACCACTTGATAGTTCGGCATATATTGCTAGTTTAGGGGATGGGTGTGTCACTACAGATGTAGATTTCCAAGAAGAGAAAAACAAAAAAAATAGTTCTACACCATTTGGTTGTTAATTATTTGTAATTTCATATACTCTATATAAGATAGAGTATATGTGTTTATTATTTTGTTATTGTAGCCAGCCATTCCATTAGCTTCTCAAGTATTTGTGCTTTACGTGTGTCCTTGTCTGTTTGTGAACACGCTTCTGATAACATATCGACAAGGGTATTAATCTCTGTTTCTGCTGGGTCTACTACTGCTCCTGTTTCTGCTCCTGCTGCTCCTGTTTCTTTTTCTGTTTCTACTACTGCTCCTGCTCCTGTTTTGTCTTCTGTTTCTGCTACTACTGCTCCTGTTTCTTTTTCTGTTTCTACTACTGCTGCTGCTGCTGCTGCTGTTCCTGCTTCTGTTCCTGCTTCTGTTCCTGCTTTTGTTCCTGCTTTTGTTTTGTCTTCTGCTTTTGTTTTGTCTTCTGCTTTTGTTTTGTCTTCTGCTTCTGTTTCTACTGCTCCTGCTGGTCCTCCTGTTTCTTTCTCTGCTGCTAGCTGTTCTGCTGTTAGACCCCCACTCATTTTCTTATGATAATTACGTTTTTTAAAACTTTGTTTTCTAGATCCTTTTCTATTTTTTGCAGAATATTTTACCATAATGTTTAATTATAATAAAGTGATATAATTAATTTTATTATAATATAAAATTGAAATATAAAAATTACACAAGGTTGTTAAATAAATGGAAAGAGAAATCACTGAACTTACAAAAATGCAACATGAATACATAAAATCCTTATCAGAACGAGAATATAAAGCATATATGATTGCTAAATCACATTTAGAAACGTCATTCGATCTAGAAAAAAGTATAGGTTATAAAGAATGGAAAAAAACTCAAGACACCAAAGCATCATCATCGTAATCTATAGTAGTAACCATTTTAAACTGACCGGGCGAATGCCATTTCTTAAAAGAGTCATAATCGAGAGGTATAATTTCCCTTTGGTTTTGAATATTTAACTGCATTTTTGTTATAACTGAAAAATTATAGACCTTACCAAGTGAAATAAACTTATTTTTAACATAATTCTTTACCTCTTTTGATTTTCCTTGATTTGTGTTAACTTCTTTTGGTTTTTCCTTGTTGTCCTTGGTATATTTTTTAAACTTCGCAAATGGACCTTTTGTGATGTCTATTTTGGGTTTAGTTACAGTGGTATCTTTTTTATCAATTTCGTGAACATGCAGAAATGGGGAAGTATGGTTCAATGGAATTACTGACTTATCAATAAAAAAGTCTCGGCAAAGATAAGTTAAAACGTATTTCATAGCAACCGCATTTAAAATATTATATGGAATATTACAATCAGCATAATAAGCAAAAGATAGTTTATATGCATCGTAAAACATAATAACATTACCATTTGGAGTGGTTTCAAATAATATACGTTTTTTCCAGGATTGTTCTAAAATATTGTCTGTTGTTTCGATAATTTGATTATAATTCTCTTTATCATAAAATTCTTGTTCTATATTTTGATTGAATTTGTCCTTTTTATATGATAGTTCAAATTTCGATTTATATTTATCAATATATAGTTGGGTGGGGTTTTTAATAAATGTTTGTTTTTGCGTATTTAATGGCGTAAATATAATTTTTAAATAAACAAATGAAGAGAATATAACGACACTACCTAAAAGTCCACACGACATATACCAAACCATTTTATCGGAAAAAAAATACTCATTTTTATAGGTAATCAAATCAATTAAATGCATTATATTAATAGTATAGTTAATTTTTATGTCCAAATTTCGCAATAGATTTTATTTTCATAAATTCATCCGTTTTTTCGGAATAGTCACTCAATAGTAGATTATTTAATGACCCGTTCGAGTATCCGTCAAGTTTATTATTGAGTAATTTCCTTTTTGCCGATTCTTTTGAGAAAATACGATAATGATAGCATAACAAGGATGCGTTTGCAATATCATTTTCCCGTAAATTATTATAAAAGGGGTTCACTTCTGTTTGAGTATTATGAATACTTTCAATACAAATAATATTATTCGAAATAGGATTATTTGGATGATGAAGTCCAAGATTTTTAAATTTGCTACATTTTGTGATCATTTTTACCTCAATTTGCTTATATCTACATCTACCTTTTGACCAATTATTAGGATGCGGGTGTCTTAAATCATGGTTCCATCGAGTAGTCAAATGCTGTAATATAGTAGGAGGATCGTCTTCTCTATCTCCGGAAGACATCATTATCCAAGGAACTTTAATACAGTCAACCGTTTTATATTGTATAGACAATTCATCGCGTATGGTTTTGGATTGAATTGTGGATGTGATGAATTCATCGCAATCAACAAAAATTACCCATTCAAATTGAGTTCTAATCTGTTTATAAAGTTCATTAACATCCATTGTTTGGCGTTTATTAAAATTTACAGAATTCAAAATAGTAACCTTTTTATGATCAATAATACTTTTTTTAATAGGAATAGTAGAATCAACATCATATAAAATAAACATATGGTCAATCCCTTCTGAAAAATAATATTCAACAAATTCTTCTAAAAAAGGTTCATTTAAGTATCGTGTAATTAATGATAAGAACGACATAATAGTTATATATATGAGTAGTAAATTATTCAATTTGTTTTTTTCGCAATTCAACTAAATCGTCGATTTCTTTTTCTAGAATAGGAACAGAGATGCGATCATACGTGTTGTAAGTACTTGTGGGATGAAGACAGACTAAGAATAGGTCAGTAACTTTTTTACCGTATTTCACTTCTAAAATACGTTTATAAATATTCAATTGTAGAGAATAATGCCAGAAGTTTGTATCGGGAAAATGAGATATACATGGTGTAATAGCGGCTTTACCAAAACCACTATCGTAAGAGATTTCTTTACAACGTTTCCAATCATAAATTTGTAGTGTTCCGTCGGGGTTTTCGAAAATCATATCAATGGAACCCGATAATTTGAGTTCTTCGTAATAGACACACCATTCAGTGCGATACGGTTTTAATTCGGGAAAGTCTTTCACAAATCGGAGAAACCACGAGTATTCAATACTGTCGTTTTTAACGTCCATATCATTGTAATAGCATTCAATATCATAATGCATTTTTGTACCGGCAGCAGCGGCTTCATCTCGATTTTTGTCCCAATCGGCTTTAATATCCTGTTTCGTTTTTCCGTAATATTTGTATGTAGGGTCATTGCGACGTTTGTTTTTTAAAATTTTATCAATAATAGCATCGCTATCAAACTGAGGGAAATGTGTATGGTTCCACGTTGTTACAGAAGTAAAACTGGAGTCACCGTGCACAGTATAAATATGCGGACCTTCGTCGAAAGAGATAAATTCATCTCTAGGATGAGGGTTTAGTTTCGCCAAATAATCAGGTGGAGTAGTCATTGTGTTGTGTTTAGATTGAATGTATAACGAAAAAAACATTCAATTTTATGTGGCTTAATGAAACCGTATTTCCTTATACATATTCATTTTCAAATTCAATATCACGCGCCAATTCATTATAGATCCATTTATGTAAAACCGATCTTCTCCTTTTCTCATTGTTTTCGTCGAGACCGTGTATTTTATGCATATACATAATATATTTTTCCTTTTCCATTTCACTAGATTGTATAAGGGGTTCATTGTCTGATTTCCATTTACAAAATACACCAAGGAGTTTATGATTAATGTCCTGTATCCATTTTTGGTATATATTATGGTCTAGTATTACCCAAGATGGTGTATCAAATTCATTGTTATTGTATTGTGATGTCCAAATATAGATTGAATTATCCTTTTGTTTAAAGGAGCAAATAGGTGTATCTCGGTTAAATTTAAGATATCGTTTTAAAACATTCATTATACCATTATTAATATCACCAATAAAGACCGAATACAGGTCAACTTCTTCGACCCTAATATTTTTATACCATTGTTCAAATAAAATATGAGGTTTAGTATTTATAGGACTATTTAAGAAGTCTGATACCACCTTGCGCTTGCGTGTACCTGCATTTATCTTAAGACGCGCTACATCCTGCTCTAATCGTTTTATAGTCAGTGTTAAATATTGGATCAGTTTAAATTGCTTTTGTGCAGACGGTAATTTTTCAATATAATCATCTTCTGCGTCTTTTTCACGCTTAGTTCGAAAGAAGAATTCACAAGTAGGTTCGTGAACATCTTTCGCACATTTAGAATTAAATTGTCTTTCACAATACTTGCAATAATTACTATTTTGGTTCATTTTATTTGTTGTATTATTAACATTACGTTTAGTTAATAATTCAATTTTATACAATGAAATATAAAAATTATTATACGCAGATAGAATATATATAAATCAGAATGAGTAAATATTTTGATCAAACAAATATGTTTACGGAACCAGATGTTCAACAGCACGGTAGTCATATGGTAATGACCAATGTTGTAATGCCTAAAAAAATAAAATATTTAACAATCGATACACGGTTTCGTGATAGCTATGATCACAATACAACCGCGAATTATAATATTACATTACCCGAACGTGTGAATAATGTTCGCAGTATGTCTGTTAGAAACATCGAAATTCCAATTACATTTTATAATATTAGTTGCAGTATAGGTAATAATAAATTTACGATAAAAATTTTAAATGCTGAAACATCGGTTATAATTCCCGATGGACAATATACAGAAACTGAATTAGTAAATAAAATAAATGATTTATTATTACAATTAGGAACACCATATAGTAGTATTGTTGTTTCTATCGCCAATAAAAAATTCACTTTTAAAAATCTAGGAAGTAATCCGTGCCTTATAATATTTGATACTAAGCCAGATGCTAATCCAAGTGATAGTTTAATGTCTCGATTGGGTTGGAAGTTAGGTTATAGAAAACAGTTTTATGAAATAGAAAGCACACTAGAGAAAGTATCTGAATCGTTTGTAGATATGAATGGTCCAAAGTATTTATTTTTGATTGTAGATGAATTTACAAATGGAAATCCCCATTCTTTTTTGAGTTTGTCCAAGACATCTCAATTATCAGGTCAACAAATTTTGGCCAGAATTGCTATAAATTATCAAAGCAATCCATTTGGTACAGTTTTATCCGCAGAACAATATAATTATGCTCTTTCCGATACAAGACGTTATTCGAATGAAGTAAATTTACAGAGATTAAATATTCGTTTAGTGGATGAATTTGGAAATATAATGGATCTAAATGGTACGGATTTATCAATTTGTTTGGAGTTAGAACATCTATAAAATTGAAATAGTTTAAATATATAAATTCATAAATATTAACGTTATGAATTTATCAAATGAACAGAAATATGCTTTTGATCTCTTTAAAAAGGGAAAAAATGTATGTGTAACTGGACCAGGAGGGACAGGTAAAACACGATTAATTGAATATTTTGTAGAACATAGTATTAAAACCGGAATAAAAATGCAGGTATGCGCTTTGACTGGTTGTGCTACTATTTTATTACCAAAGATGTGCAATGCGCGAACAATACACTCATGGAGTGGAATACGTTTATGTAAAGGTGAGAATAAAAAGATTATTGAAACTGCTGTAAAAAATAAGCGTATTAAATCTGCGTGGAAGACAGCCCGCGTATTGATTATTGACGAAGTGAGTATGATGTCCAAGAAGATTTTGGAGGTATTGAATGGAATTGCACAATCAGCGAGAGGAAATATCTCACCCTTTGGTGGATTACAAGTGGTATTTCTCGGAGACTTTTATCAATTACCACCAGTTGCTACAATGGGTGATCCAGACACAGAAATGTTTTGTTTTCAAAGTAAAATATGGAAAACACTATTTCCTCGAGACAATATTGTTATTTTAAAAACGATCTTTCGGCAAACCGACACTCAATATAGAGATATTTTAACACAAATACGTGTAGGCCGTTTAACGAAACAAAATAGTGATATTCTTGATAACTGTGTTAATCGCGAATTTGATGAAACCAAATACAATGGTTGTAAACCAACAAAATTATTCCCAACACGTGCTAAGACTGATTATTTAAACAATTCAATGTTTGCTAAATTGGAAGGTAAAGTGCACAGTTTTGTGCATATACGTAAGCCCAATTGTAAAACTTATTTAGAATCAGGTAAACCAATGTCTTTGTTACATTTACAAAAGTGTTCAAATTTACCAGATACAGTAATGCAATATGAATTTCAGCAATTAATGAACAATTCATCTGGCCAAGATGAATTGCATTTGAAAGAAGGAGCAGTTGTGATGTGTACGGTAAATCTGGATATGGATAATGGTATTTGCAATGGTGCACAGGGAATTATAAGCGGTTTTATTGATAATGGACGAGGGTCATTTCCGGAAGTTACTTTTGTAAATGGCGTTAAAAAAGTGCTTGATATGCATTATGTGCAATCTGAAGAATATCCAGCCATAGCTATAGGATATATACCATTATGTCTTGCGTGGGCATTAACAATACATAAAATTCAAGGTGCAACCCTAACAATGGCGGATATTGATGTAGGAAATCAAATATTCGAATGTGGACAAACATATGTAGCTCTTTCGCGTGTCCAATCATTGGACGGATTATATTTGTCGGCATTTAATCCAAATAAAATTAGAATAAATGAAAGTGTAAGACAATTTTATGATAGTATTCCCGAAAAGGATTACAAAATAGAAGAAAATATATTTAAAAATTTTGAACTGATCGAAGAAGATTACGAAAAACCAAGCAATGTTAAAGTAATTCGTTTGTAGGTTTTCGTATATTCATTTTAAACATAGGTAATATCTGTTTGGTACTTTCTGAACGGAATGGTGTATTACGTTTTTTTTGTGAGTTTTTATTTCTACATTGAATTGCTTTATTTATATCATTTAATTCATTACCATTCGCACGAACACGATTAAACAAAAATGGAATATATTTTATACTCCATTTATAATGATAAATAAATATATGATATTGAAAACGTTCAGAGTGAAGAGGCTGTTTAAGACTATATTGATACATTTCATCAAACAATAAATAATATTTTCGTAAATTATTATTTGTTAAAATACAAAACCTATCATTTATTTTTGGAAAAAGATGAAAATTCGGAGTGCAAATGGTATATTTATTCACATGTTTTAAAAAATCTATATCGAATGTAGAATGATATTTTACATCGGGTCTTAAGTAAATAATATAATCAAATGTCTCATTGCAATTCTCCACCATTAGTCCAAGCTGTTTTTTTGAATACATTGCGCACAAAAAATTGTCTACCGATATATAACCCGAATTCCACGGGTCATCTTGTGTTCTGTATTTAAATACATTAATTCTTTCTTTTATTTCGTCTTGGTCATCGATTTCAATGTAATCTGGATTTAATAAAGTATACTCATCAAAATCTAAATCAACGTCATATTCGTGTGCTCTAGGATTTACATATTTACTATCGAATTTATATGTGTGCATAAAAATTTTATATTCTATGTTATTGCTTTTTAAAACAGTTAAAATGTGTTTCTTTATGCTATGGATTGTATATTTTAAACTACGGGTTAACCCCCAAAAACATAGTGCTATTTTCATTTGATTTATAACAACTGATATTTTATTTTTATAAATAAAACTAACATAATAAAATATCATAGTATTGTAGAGATGGTTGCTGGAAGTATTTTACCGGTTTCGTTAAATGATAAAAACGAGCTATGTTTTTTATTTGGAAAAGAAAATTCTATGGAAGATAGTGCGAAAGGGTTTTCTGACTTTGGTGGTAGAATGGACAAAGGAGAAACTCCTTATACGGCAGCATTACGTGAAGGTGCAGAAGAATTGACCGGGTTTTTAGGAGATACAAAGCAGTTGCGAAAAATGATTAAGAAAAATGGCGGGCATTATCCTATGACGTTTGATACATACCATGTCCATATGGTGTATTTAGAGTATGATGAAAAATTACCCACATATTATAACTTCAATCACCGCTTCTTATGGAACAATATGGACAAGGATGTATTAAATAAAACAAAGTTATTTGAAAAAATAGAAGTAAATTGGTTTACCGTAGGACAAATGAAAAAGCGTCGTAATGAATTCAGAAACTTTTATAGAGACTTTACAGACAAGTATGTCCAAGATGAAGAAAAAATAAAGGAATTTGTTCAAAAATGTATGAAAAAGACAGGAAAAAATAAAACAAGGAAATCTCGATAATGTTTACGTGATATGTAACAACATGTCAAAACAAAAACATATAAAAAATATGTTTAATTATTAGATAAAAATAGAGTTAAAAGATTGATACCAATATACAAATATCTGGTATGAATTGCTTAGAAAATCAACCTAACCCCCTCCTTTCTGGATATTTGCCCCTTTTTGAACAAATCGACATTGATAAAATTGGTTATAAAACGATTGATGCACAGATTAAAACACAAACTACTGAATTTAAACAATTTGAAACTTCTTTAAACAAGGATGAGTATAAATTTCAAGAAATATTTGATCATCTTGAAGTATTGGATTATCCATTGTCTAGAACATATGGGATCATTTCTCATTTGTCCGGTGTAAATGATTCGAAGTCAATTCGTGATATCAAGGATCACTTCCGCAATGATATTGTGGAATTAGGTAAATTATCAAGCCATTCGAAAACTTTATACGATGCTATAAAAAAAATTGAAACCGATGATGAAAATGAAAAACGTGTTGTTAAATTAACGATAGAAGGTATGGAACGTGGGGGTGTAAATTTACCCGAAGATCAAAAGGACCGTTTAACTGCAATCGATAAGATTTTATCTGAACAGTCTACCAAATTAAGCGAAAACGTATTAGATGCTACAAAGGTGTTTAAAAAAACAGTAACCGATAAAGAGGTTATGAAATATGTCCCTTTATGGACAAAAGAACTATGGTGTAGCGAAAACCCGGAAGAAGGTCCGTGGGTGATTGGTTTAAATGGCCCATCATTCGTCTCCGCTATGCAGTATATTCCGGATAGTGAATTAAGAAAAGAATTGTATATTAATTATATTTCCAAAGCAGGTGAAAACGAAGAAGTTATAAAGACAATAATGGACAATAAATTAGAAAAAGCGAATATTTTAGGATTTGAAAATTATACCGAATTATCACTTTCACGAAAAATGGCGGAAAATGAGAAGATTATATTAGAAATGTTGGATAACTTACATGATGCGGCGTTACCTCACGCAATTAAAGAATATGCAGAAATACAAGAATATGCTGAGAAACACGGTCTAGATGGTCAAATCGAACCTTGGGATACACCATATTGGTCAGAACGTATGAAAGAAGAGAAATTCCAGTTAAAAGTAGAAGATTTGAAACCCTATTTTTCATTGGATAACGTTTTACGAGAATTATTCGGTATAGCAAACCGATTATTTGGAATTTTTATTCAAGAAAGGTCAGAAAAGGTGGAAAAATGGCACAAGGATGTTCGTTATTACGATGTATTTGAAGGTGATGATATCAATAATCCAATTATTGCTGGGTTTTATTTAGATCCTTATGTTCGTGAAGAAACAAAACGTAGTGGTGCTTGGATGGACTCTTGTGTAGATAAAAATCGTGCGCTGGGTCACGAAATACCAGTAGCATATTTAGTATGTAACGGTAGTCCGCCGTCAAAAGACAAGCCATCATTATTAAGTTTTTCGGATGTTGAAACATTGTTTCACGAATTTGGTCACGGTTTACAACATATGTTAACCAAAATAGATATAAGTGAAATTTCGGGAATTAATGGTATCGAATGGGATGCTGTTGAGTTACCTAGTCAATTTATGGAAAATTGGTGTTACGACGAAACCACTTTAAATAGAATGGCTATTCATTATGAAACAGGTGATAAAATGCCGAAAGCAATGTATGATAGTTTAGTTGAACAGAAAACATATGGGGCAGGTATGGCTATGATGCGACAAATTTCATTTTCTAAGTTGGATCTATATCTTTATTCCAATTGGAAAACAATTCGTGAAGAAAATAAATCACTCTGGGATATTCAAAAGCAAATATTTACAGAATGTTGCCCATATAAGCGCTATTTAGACGAAGATAAGTTTTTATGTTCGTTTCAACACATATTCTCAGGGTATAGTGCAGGATACTATAGTTATAAATGGGCCGAAATAATGTCAGCAGATAGTTTTGGTATGTTTGAAGAAAATATGGATCAACAAAAGGAAATAGGAAGACATTTCCGTGATACCGTTCTTTCAAATGGTGGTTCAAAGTCGGCAATGGATACATTTGTCCAATTTAGAGGTAGAAAACCAGACGTAGGTGCATTATTAAGACATAATAGGTTAAAGTAATAAAAATTTTTGTATATATAATAGTTTAATTATATTATATACAAATGACACAAAATACAAAAGCGGTATTAGACGAGGAAGTAAATTTACCTTGTTATTCTGATTTTATTGTTAAAAAAAAACAATATTTGGAATCATCTGGTATTATTACAATTCAAGAACCTGGTCATATAATCATTCTGAGTGCGGTTGTTTCAGGTATTTGTAATATGAAAGATATAACTAATATAATTATTAAGCATGTTGGTCAATCTGATCAACCATTTTTAAACGACCCCGGATGCAATATGAATAAAATGTTTGTCGACACAGGTAAATTAAATATTTTTACATGCGGTGATATTAATCCAGGAATACAAAAATTATTACAAGTAGTTTATATTACAAAACATACGAATATTATTGAAGAACATATTAAATGTAAATCTTCTTGTTTGAATGAAATATGTTTTCCAAAGAAAGTTCACGAATATTATTGCGATTATATTGATGATGAAAGATATATTTGTTTTAATGAAGAAGTTGTTAATAATAAACAACACGTAGCTCGCTGTTTAGTAAAATATCCTTGTAATCGAAAAGAAAGAAGGGGGGATAAATGTAAAGAACATTTAAAAAAGTGCGATAAAGAAAGAAGGGGGGATAAATGTAAAGAACATTTAAAAAAGTGCGATAAAGAAAGAAAAGGGAATAAATGTAAAGAACATTTAAAAAAGTGCGATAAAGAAAGAAAAGGGAATAAATGTAAAGAACATTTAAAAAAGTGCGATAAAAAAAGGAAATCATACAAAAAATGTATTTATAATAATTGTTCCAGAAAATGCTATATTAAACCACATAATATGTTAATTTTTCCATTATATCCAATTTGCAAACCTTTCATATATAACTGTCTACAAAAATGTTGTTGTTAAAAATAATTTAGCATCATAATATAAATGCCGTATATTATGAGGAAAGTTCCAAAACGTCGATGTTATACAGTGAAAAATAAAAAAACAAAGCGTGTAATGGCGAAATGCACATCTAAAGCAAAAGCAACCCGTCAAATGAGACTATTGCGCGGTATAAAATTCAATAAAAAATTTCGTAATAAGTTGATAACAACAAGAAAAACGAGAAAAAAGTAAAATATGTATAATTAAACTATATCGATAGTTTAATTATGGATACATTGCCTATAGAATTACAAAACGAAATATGGAATATTTATTGGAAAGGGGAATTTAAAGATCACGTATTGGACAAATTGAATGATATTAATGATAAAATATTAAAAATGAATTTCTTCTTGGACAAACATTTCTATGCTAACAAATGTACAGGTTATGATTACATGATATCACATTATTTAAGACAATATAATGATTTGTTAAATACAATTAGGAAAGAAAATGGATTATATATATATATCTCAGCAACAAACGCAAACTTATCGTTATGTTTTAACCATACTTATATACGATCTTGTTTTTCAAAAGTAGCACACTGTTATAAAGAGATATGTGTTTATTGTTTATGTAATGGGGTTCCATATATGAGCGGTCGTATAGTAGAAAGATTTATCAATTTGAGTAAAAAAGTTAATAAAAAATAAACATTTTAGAATTATATATGTATCGACGATTATTAAAATTAGATAAGCTATATGGCGCACAAAACTATAAATCGTTGCCGGTTATTCTTTGGAAAGGAAAAGGAGTTCATTTATATGATATAGAAGGGAAACAATATTATGATTTTTTATCTTCATATAGCAGCGTAAATCAAGGACATTGTCATCCAAGACTGGTTAAGGTAATGCAAGACCAGTGTGATAAGCTAACTCTTTGCAGTAGAGCATTTTACAATGAGAATTTGTGTAATTTTTTTGAGTATATGCATAATAAATTTGGTTATGATAAATCATTACCTATGAATACGGGTGTAGAGGCGTGTGAAACCGCTATAAAATTGGCCCGTTTATGGGGATACAAAACAAAGGGTATAGAACAAAATAAAGCGGAAATTGTTGTAGCACGTAATAATTTTTGGGGAAGATCTATTGCGGCGTGTTCATCATCAACTGACCCAAGTAGTTTTACAAATTTTGGACCATTTGTTCCTGGATTTCATTTTGTAGATTTCAATAATTTGCTCGAATTAGAAGAGGTTTTAAAAACACATCCAAATATTGTAGGATTTATGGTCGAGCCCATACAAGGTGAGGCGGGAATTCAAATTCCAGATGACGACTATTTATTCAAAGCAAAGAAGCTTTGTGAAAAATACAATTGTTTATTAATTTGTGACGAGGTTCAAACCGGCATAGGTAGAACGGGAAATATGTTGGCGTCTCATACAATAAAACCAGATATGGTAGTATTAGGAAAAGCATTGTCTGGAGGAATGATGCCGGTATCTTGTGTTTTGGGTGATAATAAAGTGATGGACTTAATGGAGCCAGGAACACATGGATCAACGTACGGTGGAAATTCATTAGGAGCGGCAATTGTTCCTCATGCAGTGGACATTATAGAATCAGAGGGTCTTTTATTGAATGCTGAAAAGCAGGGGAAATTTTTTCGAGATGAATTAAAGATATTTGTAGATTTGGGAATATTGAAAGATGTTAGAGGCAAGGGGTTATTAAACGCAATAGAATTACACGACGCAGAAAATGCTAACGTATTGGTAGAAAAAATGATGAATAGAGGATTATTGACCAAAGTTACACGAGAAGGAACAATTCGCATGTGTCCACCTCTAATTATAAGCGATGATCAAATGGACAATAGTTTAAACATAATTCGTAGGTGTTTATCGGAATTATAATAAAAACAATTAGCATATTTCAAATTGTATGTACGTACGTATAAAATTGATAGTCTTTTTTTTGTAATATTTAATGTCGAGCTTCTAACTTGGCTCAAGTAGTAAAATAGTAAAGTTAGACACTGATAGCGTGAAAAGCACATTCGACCGTGTATAAAAGATATTTACCATCACTCACTATAAAAGAGACTATCAAACATAATCGCTTACGAAGGTTCCAGTGCGTTCGCTTACGTAATTGTATTATCTGTATTGCTAGTTCCCGAGATATAGGCTCGGGGGGTGATGTGATTTATCTGGATTTTGTTATAAAATCCCGTTCCCCCAATGTAATTGAATATTTTAAATAAATATTAGTTTCATCAAATAACCTATATCGGTTGGCCACCATATAGGACCTAGTTGATAAAATGAAAGTTTGTTGAAAACGTTCGATAATGCTACATCTTGTTTAGAAAATGCACAAGATTGACGTGAAGGATATACGCCTTAAATTAGTATATATCTGTCTAGACCGTTTCGACTACGGAAAGCAATCCAGGGGTCGCCCTGAAATACTATACCCATAAAATAACAATAAAAATATAAAAAGGTCTTCTAATCTGGATCACTAGTGGTAAATTAATCCGGAGGCATCCTTGGAGTATAAGACCTAGAACGGTATTAACAGGTATGATTAGCCATAGATAGCGTGAAAAGCACATTCGACCGTGTATAAAAGATGATTTCATCTGGACAGCCATTTATGATTGTCCCGTTCCCTCTGTGTAGGTTGACCGAATACATCGATACAACGAGCAAAAGAAAACTTATTATGGTCTGATCAGCTACGTAAGGGATTGATTGTTTTGTTGTATAGGTGCGTTGGGTTAACACAATGCTTGGAAAATAGTTTAGACTTGCACTATTTGTTTATGATAGACCATTTGTTATTTATACGAATGAATTCAACCCATCTCGACAATGGGAAGCAATCCAGGGGACGTCCTGTTTTTTACACAAAAAAAATATTCCAAATGACTGGAATATTTTTTCTTTCGTTTTTCCTATACTATAAACAGTTAATCATGGACCCATGTATCTGTGTTTCCAATAAGTTTTCTACATAAGGGGCAAGATTTTGTATCATTGTAATTCGGTCTGATTTGGTTCCAACAATCGCCACAAAAGTAATGATTGCAAATCGTTTTGACTGTTTTCGAATTATAATCTTTCAACCATACTGACTGTTTCCAAGACCACGAACAGTCCTCTATACGTTCGAGACATATTGGGCAATCGTCTAATTCTGCCGTAGGTTTATGGTGTAGTCTCTCTCGAACAATATGTAGACCTTCCCATCTTTCTTGAAGTGCCTTCATCATACGGTTCTTGGATAATGTAAGTGGAATTGGACTTCTTCCAAATTCGCGATTTAATTTATTTCCCTTCATTCCATCACCACTATATAAACTTTTTGTATAAGGAGTTAAGTATGCGATAACCTTGAGTTCTTGTAATGTAAATGAACGAAACTTGGGACATTCAATATTTGTTATGCAGTCGGAAAGTGTACTTAACTTACCTTTTAAATGAGAATTGCACTTACGTGTTTCGTGACGCGCACTGTCGCAAAATAGACAGTTACTTTTTTGTCTATTAGATGTTTTCATATTTTATTAATATTTCATCGGGTTAGTACCTTTACTTTATAAATAAAGCCTATCAATTTTATAAATATTTTAATATACCAGTTAAACGTATATATATAATTATTCGAAAAATAGTATAAATTAATAATAATATACTATTATTATTATCAAAAATGCATTCAATGAGTGAGGAGCAACGATGTGTTGTCGATTACATTCGATCAGGAAGCAATGTAGCCGTCGATGCGTGTGCTGGTTCAGGAAAATCAACTACCATTCTATCAGTTGCGAAAGAGTTAACTGGTAAAAAAATAATTCAATTCACATATAATTCCATGTTACGTCATGAAATAAAAGAAAAGGTGAGAGAATTGAAATTAAAAAATATAGAAGTGCATACGTATCACAGTTTCGCTGTAAAATATTATTCGGCATCAGCACATACTGATACCGGAATACGACAAATGTTACGCGAAACAACGAATTCAAAGCGTCCGATAGAGTTATTTGATATAGTCGTCTTGGACGAAGCACAAGATATGACTACATTATATTTTGAATTGATATTGAAGATGTCCAAGGATATGTGTAGTAAAGAAAATCCCAATAATAAGACAGGTAAACATAGATTTCAATTACTCGTTTTGGGGGATTATATGCAGGGATTGTATGAGTTCAAGGGCGCAGATATACGATTTTTAACAATGGCCCCCGAAATATGGAAGACCATGCCGTTTTTAGAAAATGAGAAGTTTAAATCGTGTAATTTAAAGACGTCTTATCGAGTAACCAATCAAATGTCCGAGTTTGTGAATAAAGATATGTTGGGAGAAGACAGGTTATTAGCTTGTAGAGAAGGAACCCCCGTGGTTTATATACGACGACCAAAATTCACAATCGAAAAAATAGTGGTATATCAAATAAATCGACTATTAGCTGAAGGAGAAAGCCCGTCAGACATATTTGTCCTAGGCAGTTCAGTAAAAGGAGCGAATAGTCATATAAGAAATATGGAAAATGTGTTAACTGATGCGAATATACCTTGTCATGTTCCTATGATGGAGTCAGATTTAATGGATGAACGCGTAATAGACGGTAAAGTAGTATTTTCAACATTTCATACAGTAAAGGGTAGACAGAGAAAGTATGTATTTGTTGTAGGATTTGACCAAGGATATTTTTATACAGCGAAAAATATACCGAAAGACAAGTGTCCAAACACATTATATGTCGCGTGTACACGTGGAACACACGGGTTATATCTTTTACAACAGGATAGCTCACCACCACTGGAATTTTTACAAAGGGCACAATTTGATATGAAACATAGTTCATATATAGATTTTAAAGGGATGCCTCAAGAAATAATATATAAAGAACCAGAACAGGACGAAAGTATAGTCATTATACCTACATATTATGTAACGCCAACCGATTTAATAAAATTTGTATCTGAAGGAATAATCGAATATATAACACCAATATTAGAACGTATATTTGTCCAAGAAACAGATAAAGATGATGTAGATGAGATTGATATTCCAAGAATAATCCAAACCGATAGTGGGTTATTTGAAGAAGTCAGTGATCTAAACGGCATAGCATTACCTGCTATGTATTTTGATGAGATACAAGGTCATAAAAAAGACGGTGAACAAGTATTAAAGAACATGATAAATACAACTGTCCAAGAAATGAAACCGAATAAACATATATATTTAAAGGAAATGGTGAAAGCCATACCAGAAAGATGCGAAACCCCTGCTGATTATCTTTATTTAGCCAACGTATATGTAGCTATTCAAGAGAGATTATATTCCAAATTAAAACAAATCGAGAATTATGATTGGATAACACCCGAAATCAAGGATAAATGCGTTTCTAGGTTAAATGCTAATCTTGGACACGAGTTTAATAACAAAGATGAATTAGAAGTAGAGAAACAGTTAGTGCATTATTCAAATGAACCTTCTCACGATTTAATAGATAAGGTATTATACCCTTATTTTTTTAATGAGAAGAAATTCAGGTTCAGTGGAAGATTAGATATTCTGTCCAAGACAGCAATATGGGAGTTAAAATGCACCAGCAAGATAACACAAGAACATCAAATGCAAGTAGTGATATATGCTTGGTTATGGAGAACAATTTATCCAGAAAGTCCAAGAGAGACACACATATTTAACATGAGAACTGGTGAAAAACAACGATTAGACGCAAATTACGAGCAGTTAACAAATATTGTAATATCTTTACTGAAAAATAAATACGAAGAACCAGAAATATTGGATGATGAAGAATTTTTGATTGTATGTAGAAATATAATGGGTTCTGTTGTTGATTAATAATTATTTTGTAAAATGATTAATCATATTATAATATATAATGGATGGATATAATTTTTACATAATAAATCTTGATAGATGCGAAGAACGATGGACTGAAATGAAAAAATGCTATAAAGATACATTTATTCGCGTTTCTGCATTTGATGCTCATAAATTAAAAGAATATGATGATATAGTTTTTCCAAATAAAATAATAAATCTTTCTCAATATGAATTAGCTTGTTCTTTTTCGCACTTAAAAACTATAAAAACGGCTTATGAAAATGGTGATGAAGAGGCTTTTTTTATTGAAGATGATATATTAAACACATATAAAGATTATTGGAAAAAATGTTTACGTGAATATGTAGACAGTAAACCAGTTGATTGTGAATGTTTAACTTTTTTTAATTGCAATCCTTATCTTACAGATGATATGTTAAAACAAAAGGAGGTTTATTTAAATCATTGTCTACGTCATTGGTCAGCTGGATGTTATTACATAACCAGAACTGGTATGGAGAAGATTTATAATTTGTATATTAAAAACGGAAAAATAGATTTATCTTGTCTTTCTGATAAGTTAGATATAATAGCAGATCATAGACTAATTTATACAAAGTTGAAAACATATAATATTTCTGAACCAACATTTATAGATATGTGTAAAACATCAACAATACATCCTGAACATCTGATTATTCACGAAAAAAATAATAAACGAGTCAAAAATTATTTCAAAAAAAACACGGAATATTCGTATGATTTAAAAGTTGATTTGTATAACAAACAGATTAAACATTAGTTTTAACAGATATATTCATACATTTGCCCAACGCGACGCTTATTACTCTTCCATTCACTACTTGCTCCATCAAAATCAATATTAACGTCGTATGGCTTACCGAAATTAGCACTATAACGGGTATTATACTTATGTTCAGTAGGAGGAATAACCTCATTCTTAATTTCTCTAGAAATACAATAAGATATAGGCGACAAAACATTGTGCGCAATACGAGTGTTATATGCAGGGCCCTTTGAATTAGAAGGAGTATCATTATAATTTAGAGCATGGCTCATTTGCGTGGTTGGTCCGAAGTCGATGGTTGTAGTAATATTCATAATACGGTTTCCTAGCCGAGTATTGTAATTACACGCAGTGATTTCGGACGAATTAACGCTGGTTGAATTACAGTGGGAACGAGTTTGCATTTTAAAGAACTGATTAAATATGCTGTTATATTTTTTATACATCCTACAATCAATTTTATGTAAAAATTTAATTTTACAAATCTCGTCAAATAGTATTATAATATGGGTGCAAAATTTTCTACAAATACAAAAAGTGGAACGAATTTTAAAAATAAACAAGAACCTGTATCACAATTTAATGACCAAAGATTAAATTTAGATGAAGTATACGAAAGTTTAGAAGATTATAAGGAGGCAATAAACAACGTATATAGTTTAAATGCTATTTTGGATGACTATTCTGATGAAATACTAGATAAACATAATGATGGTGATATGAACCCTATTAACAGTGTATTATTATCTACATTGCACGAAAATTATGATAAAACAATCGCAACCAATTATTGCGAGGTAATAGAATTAGCAAAAAATAAGGGAGAAGTAAACAATTGTCGACTTGTATTCTCGTGTAAACATTATGAAGAGATTGATGGTATGAGTATTTTAAATATGAAAACAAACAATACAAGTGAAACCATAGAAACTCTATCTCATGTTGTAGTCGCCAAATTATTGGAAAGTAGAATAATTGAAATGTCTATGAAAATACCCGCTTATGGTAATAGTTATATTCATTCTGGATTAAGTATGTGGACACACGGTATAAAATGCTATTTTAATTTATTAAGACAGCATCCATTGGATAATACAAAATGGTTAATGGTTTCATCTGGTGTAAATTTAAAGAATTATACAACATTGAATGTTAGTAATTTAAATACTTTTTCAAAAGAATACAAATTACTGTTAGAAAGCATTACACAAGTAATGAATTCGAACACTTATTTAAATGTTATAGAAAATTCGGCAAATGATGCCGAAGATCTGGCTGAAAACTCGATAAAAGAGTCGGAAGAAAAAACGGCATTATTTAATTTTGCAAAAACAGTATACGATAATACACCAAATGATCCTTATGCGAAAGCAAAATTACAGGACTCACAGATGGCTGCTCATACAGCATCAAGAATGGCGTCACAAGCACTAACAAATGCGAAAGCTGCACAATACGCATTAACAGAAGCTGAGGCTCATATCGCTACAAAAACAACCACGTGGGAATATGGATCAAGTGATGATTACAGTAGCCTTCGCTGTATATATTCAGGGTTACATCCACAATGGAATGGTTTATTAATATCTGACTGTAATTTGCGAGGTAGTGAAATGGATATACCCGGTATAACATTCAGTGTTATGGATGATATGACGAAATATTATACATCATTGGACCATAATCAAACTATATTATGTAGTTATAAAACAGCAGTGGGTTATTATATATCTATTGTGAAAGTTATAAAACATGGTGATGAAACTCATATACAAATGAAAGAGGCGCAATTAAATGCTATATTTAATTATCCCATCGAACCTCAATCGCATAATAATCAACAACCTTCGACAGACTTTTCAGAAACACAAGCAAAACCAGATATCAGATCATATATATTTATAGATCCAAGCAGTTATTATATAGGAATTGGTACAAATCAACAGGTAGTAAAATATAATGATGATTATATTACGACAAAAGCAAATAATGTTCA